CTCTTCTAATTGACCTTTTGTATTATTTCTTACACCATATATACTATGAAATTTTGTATGACATTCTTTACAAAGAGTTATTCCATTACTTGGTTTATATCTCAACTCTTTAAATTCAGAAAAGTTATTAATGTGGTGAACATTTAATTTGCCACCTTTTTTGCCACACGCTTGACAAGTAAAATTATCTCTTACTAAACATTTCTTACGCCAATTTTTATATTTTGTTCTATTTCTTTCTAATTTATTTTTAGAGCTTTTGGTTTTACTATTATATTTCAATGTAAGCGCTTCGCTACCCGTTCTAATAGGAATATCATATTGTATTAATCTTTTTAATATAGTTTTGTGATTTACATTGAACAATTTTGCTATTTCGTTAGATGATTTACCATCTACAACATACATTTGATAAAGGACTTCTTTTGTTATCTTACCATATTTATCCTTATATCTTTCGGTTCCAGCATCACTCAAACTTCGTGTCGGAATACTGTATTTTTTTAAATAACTATAAACAGTGCTAATAGAAATCCCTAATTCTTTGCTTATAGTTATTGAAGATTTTTTTTCTTCAACATATAAACGATATAAAGTATTTTTATCTAATTTTATCTTTTTAGTAGTTTTAACAGGTAATATTTTTAAATTACTTCTTCTCATCTTTCTTTGCCTTCCCTTGCTCTTTTGCCTCTTCCATATGTTGCTGCGACATTGCCATTGCTTGTTGTTCCATTTCTTGTTTTTTAAGATATGCCAAAATTCTGTCTTTAAACGGTAAATCCAAAACCTCTACTAAAATCTCTTTTGGTATTATACCCATATCTGCTAATTGCATTAACAACATTTGATTTTGCTCTTCTATAATTGGGCTTGTTGAATGTGCATATACGCAAATTCTACCCCAGTTAATCAAACTTAAATTAGAAAAATTGAATGTAAGTGTTTCGCCTTTTAACAGCATTTTGTATTTTATAGTTGAGGCTTGTATATATATTTCAGCGAGAGTGTTAAACATATCCTCAACCTGTTTTTCTATTTTAACGGCAATCTTCTTAATTGGTGCCGATGAAAACTGACTTAAGATTTGTGCATAGCTTGCTGACCTTACGTTCTTTGCAGGAACACCCTGCATTATGCTTGTCATACTTAAGACTTTTTGTGCATCTTGTTCAAGTGTCTGCTTTTCTTCCATTGCAACCTGTGGTTGTATTTTGGATTCGTATGTGTCAATTTTAACGCCTTGTGCATCAACAGTTTCTACGCTACCTGGTGTTTTAATTGCTCTTTCTATTTCGTCTTTTACTTCAGGGTTAATACCAAATCCTGATATTAAGACTGGTGGGTTAATTAGCCTTTTTCGTGCGCTTTGAACATCTTCGTATATATCTTCCATTGCGTCTTGAATACTTTCAATTAAGCTAATAACGGAATATCCATATTCATCTGTTGCGTAATCCAGTGTTATTATTGAGAAGAATGGATTGGTCATATGATATCTTGTTTCCAAAACTAAATCATCAACAACAATGTTTTCAACCCACTTGTTTTTGTGTTCAATGTTATCATCGTCAAGATTGTAATACCATAACTCAACCATTTCAACTAAATCAAATACTGGCTGTCTGTTAACTACTCCAGTCTGATCTGGTTTAAGCTGGTAAGGAATTTGACCACCTGTTGGTGTTGGTGTAGCTGGTAAAAGCTTAATTGCTAAATCTTGGTTAATGTCTTCAGATGTTTGTTCTGCCATTTCTTTTCTCTGTTTTGCTTTAAGTTTCTTGTAAGCATCAGGATACCTAACCTCAAATTCTCTTGCTGTCATATAAGTTCGGTGCATAATAATTTGAGATATGTCTCGTATATTAAAGCTATCATAACCGACAGCCACATTGTAGGGGTTCAATCGGATTACCTTTGGTGTCTCCCAAAACCCTTCAGAGTTATATATAATTTTACCAAATCCATTTTTAGTGATTAAAGCATCAAGAATAATTTTGCTTAACTCGTCGTCTGATTTTGTGTTTCTAAAGTCTTCACTAATAACATCGGCTAATTTGCTAACAATTTTCTCAACGAACTCTTTTCCTTCTGTCTCATCAAGACTATCGTCCAATCTGGGTTCCAAAATCAAATGATCTGCACTGAAGATTAAACTCTCAAGCTGGTTAACGGTTGAGAAAATATTATTTACTTTAGCAGGAAATTCAGTAGGACCGCCAAAAAAATAGTATGAATACTTTCGGCGTATATACTCTTTGTTATATGCTAACTTTGAACGCAATCTTGATATGGCTTCAAGCATCTCTTGTTTGTTCATAGAGTTCTCTCACCTTGCGTTATTATTTCGTTGCCGTTTTTATCGTAGTTTACACCAGTAACCTTGACCTTCTGCGGTTGAATTTTATTAACAACATCTTCAAGGCTTATATCAATCGGCATTTTAGGGGTTTTATCTCTATACTGAATAACTTCTTGCTCTGATGCCCAATGCCCTTTTAACTCTTCTTGAAGTTTTTTGTCTTTTTGCATATTCAGATACTTCATTCTTTTGGTTACAGGCATCTTTCTTAAAATCATTTCTTCGGTTTGCTGCATGGCTTTTTGTCTTTCCTGCTTGCGTTCTTTTTCTTCCTCAAACACTTTGTAGTTGCTCTCAAGTATGTTGTCAATTGTTTTAACAACCTTTTGGTCAAGAATCTTAATAGCCGACATTTATGCCTCCCTGATTATTTTATATTAACGCTTTTTAAAGCGGATTGTTTTTTACTTTGCCAATATTTATACATCTCTTCGCTTGCTGTTTTGTCTCTATCTCGCGTCTCTATTCCAAATTTTTTCAAAGTCCTATAAACTGTCATAGCAGAAATACCCAATTTCTTTGAAATTTTTGATATGGACCAACCCTCATCTTCATACAGACTTTGAATAACAATTTCAGGTATTAATCCTTCTTCTGTCAATTCTTGAAATTTTTGATTTTTATATTTCATTTCACGGCTCCTGCATTGCACCCTTCTTCTCCCCATATATATAGTATAGCACAAAAGTAGTTGTATTGTCAAGAGAGGCAGTTATTACTGTTATGGCGGTAACAACCACTTAAAACTGCTTATAAAAAAAAGTATATATTTTTATTAGCAAAATTAGAAAAAAATGTTGCCCCTTAAAAACAATCCTATTTTTTTACAAATATAGCACAAGATATAACAACTAACTAACAATAAAAACAACAGTGTCTATATACTTCTAACAGAGACCTTTAGGTCTCTAATTCAGGGGATTTTAAGGGAAGAAAAAAAAGTAACCTAGTCCAGCCCGTTAGGGCTGGGTGTCTATGCTCGCCCTAAAGGCGAGCACATAACCGCGCGTTAGCGCGGGTGGTAATGCCCCGCCTAAAGCGGGGCAAAACCCCAGCCCTTGCTTCGCAACGGGCTGGAACACTTTTTGCTACGCGCGCGTGCGTGCGCGCGCGATAAGATATATTTATTATTATATTATATATCTATCCCCCTTTAGGGGATAGGTTTTCTTTTCTTTTCTTTTTCTTTTATTTCTTTTTTCTTTTGATTCTTTTCTTTTTTCTTGTTTTTCTTTTTCTTTTCTTTTCTTTTTTGCAGTAGCACAAGTGTTGCTGAAAGCCCACTACTTTCGTAGTGTAACTGTGACCCTATGTTTGCGGGGGAAAGCAATGAGGGGCTCGCGCGTAACAGTCTACGCGCCAAGCCCATTTAAAGTTCACACAATCACTCATCGCTCAAATAGTTAGTTAGTTACTCACTAATTAATCAATCGCTTAAATAATTCGTTAGTTAGCTACTTGCTATACAATTGCTATACAGGATTGTTAGCCTTGTCTAACATTGTAAGACATTGTAATACATTGTTATCGTTTGCTAACATTTGTTATCAAGTGATAACTTGACAAGAGTGGTTAGGTTATGTGGTTATAACTGAATAGGTTAGTGGAACGGCTACCTAATGTATATGATTGAGTTATAATATTACTAAGTATAGAGATGTTAAGTTGTTAAGTTGGGAAGGTTAACAAGTATACTTAGTAAACTTAGTAAACTTAGTGAACTAAGTAAACTTAGTTGGTATTACCCCCGTCCATTATCCCACAAGTTAGTTACTCACTCACTATCCTTTTTTGGTAAAAAATCCCCTATTTGGTATTTTCAATTTTATAGAAAAAAATGACTAATTTTTACTTTTATTTTTTATGGCTTGATTTTGCTATTATAACAATTTTATTTGAATTATATATAATTTATAAAAAAACTTGACTTTTTTAAAAAAGTATGTATATTATAATCAAGCAAGCTTGAAAAAGCTTGCTAAAAAATTTTTTTATGGGGGTGTCTATGTTAAATAGAATTATTTGCAGGGGTAAAGTTAGATTCACAGTCTTTACTTGTGATGGTAAGCAAGAATTATTCTTGCTTACTAACAATGGTCAAATTTTATTAATTAAGCACAATGTCTATCGACACTATATCGATAGACTAGAAAAATTTGGCAGGTGTCAAAATGGATTACTTATATTAAAAAAACAAAATTAGTTAGGTGGTGTTTTATGATTGAGTTATATAGAAAAAAATTTGCTATTAATCAACTATTTGAGAGTGAGAAAATAGCTAACTTATTTAGTTTAAAACTAAACTCTATTGGCTTTAAAAATCATATTGAAAAAAGAAATAATTATTATTTTGTTATATCTAACAAAATAGATAAAAGTTTTTTAGAAAAGGCTAAAAAATTAGTTTTAATTTATTGTAAATTAGAGCGACAAAAAAAAATAAAGTTAGGTGGTGCAATATGACAGTAAAAGAATTAAAAAACAAGTATAAAGAGTTTTTTAGTAAAGCAAACAAGCGATTGTTTGGTGACAAAAAATATAGAGTTTATAAGGATTTTTTAGTGATAGAATTTGACAAAAAAATTGGTAATTATCAATTTAAAGGATTTAATGTCTATGAAATCACAAGCGATAATTTACGATATTTAAAGACTGTAAACAATTATAAAGAGTATATCAATAGCTTAAAAACAAGCGCGCAATAAAGCGCGCTTTTTTATTTATATAATTTAGTAATGTATATTTGTAAATAATATATATTACCAAGTTATACAAGTAGTAATTGCTTTATAACTAATTTATTAAAAGCGGAGTTTCTAAATGACAAAAACAAATACAAAAACACAAACAAAAAAAATACAAAAAAATGCAAAAAAACACTTGACAAATTATAAAAATTGTGTATATTACTTAATAAGAAAAAACTTTTTTAGGGGGTTGTCTTATGTTAAGTTTTACTTTAAACAAGCAAGCTTTAAAAGACTTGCAATCGGTAAAGGTCGGTCTATCTAAAGACAGGTATTTAGTAACAAGGCATTATTACTGCAAAGTAGGTATGGGATACTTAAGAGTTTATACTTTTAACAATGATTATTATTTAACAAGGCTTGTTAAAATTGACAATGCAAGTAATAACACAAGTGAAAAAGAATTTTTAGCACCTGCAGACTTTTTTGATTTCAAAAGCGATTGTCAATATAATATTGATATTGATAATCAAACGGCTTTAATCACTTCAAACAATATTAAAAGCACTAAACAAGTGTTTAAAGATGTTAGTGGATTTCCACTGTTTACAAATGACAGTATGGATTTAATAGCTGTAATAAATGCTAATGATTTATTGCAGTTGTTAAAAGTAAAGAACGCGGTATACAAAGATAAATATGAGAATTATGAAGTATTTAAAGGCGTTTTGTTTGATATCAAAGATAATGTATTTAATGCAGTAGCGACAAATAGGTCGCAGCTATACTGGTATTATTTAAACGGCGTTGAATCTAACTATTTAAAGAATTTTTACAGTATTATAAATGAAAAATCTATTAATGCACTAATTAAAATTATAGGTAAATATAACGGCGATATTTACATTAATAGCAATAATGAGTATATTAGCTTTGCATTTAATAATGATAAAGTAAAGTTAATAACAAAACTAGTTGAAGGTAATTTCCCACAATACCAAGCGGTATTATTAGAGAATGGTAGCAATGTAAACTCAATTATACTAAACAAAACACAATTGATAAATGCAATATCAGGACTAATAACGAAAGAAATAATCGCGATAAATGTAAAGTTTACAAGCGACAAAATGATGCTATATACTGACAATGCTGAAGCTAATATTAACTATCAAAATAATACTAACAATGATATTACAAGCTATAATTTAGCAATCAATGGTAAATATACTTTAGATTTCTTAAAAACACTTCCCGACAATATCAATGATATTACTTTCTATTTTAAAGAACCCATAAAACCTTTAGAAATAAGAGCAAATAACTTTATACTTGTAATGACACCTATACGACAATAGCAAGCTTTTATTGAGCAGGGCTAAATGCCCTGCTTTATTAAGAGCTTGGCATTTGCAAGCGATTGCAACAGCAAAGAGCTTGCTTGCAAGCTACTTTATTTATGGAGGTATTTTTATGGAACTAAAACAGTTTAAAAGCATTGATGAAATGCAAAGCTTTTTCAAGGTTGTGGGCTACACAAAAACAGTTGAAAGGATTATTACACAAATACTAAACAAACACAAAGACCCACAAGTTGACTGGTTAGTGTTTATGCATATTTGGAATAAAACAATGGAATACGACAAAGATTTTTTAACCTTTAAAAAGTTTCCTGTGAGTTGGATAGTAATTAATGAATTAAGAAAAGAAATCAAACAGAAGGAGGCATAAGTATGGAAAAGAGATACTACTTTAACACTTATGAAAAGGCTGTAGAAGCTGAAAAGTGGTATAAGGAGCAGTATAAAGCTGCTCCATATATGGCAAATATTTATTTGCAGGACGGCAGGGATACTTGGAAAATCACACCAGAAAACAAAAACGATGTTAATCACGGCTGGTATGTTGTGGTTGATATCGCAAGTTTAGATTAGGGGTTGAAAAAATGATTGATTACAAAAACTATTATGAAAAAGAAATTAGCTATTGGAAAGGCAGGACTTATAAATGCGAAGCTAAAAACAAACCGATATACTGGATTGTTTTTGGTATAATAGTGGCTACACTATGGGGCGTAGCCATAGAAATCTTGTTTAGATAATTTTATCTTAATTTTGTGTAATTTTTAAAAAAAGGAGGTTTTTTATGAATGAGACAGTAAGCATTGCTAAATTACAATCACAAATTGATAAGTTAATTGAAACAATGACAACCACAGAAACGGGTAAAAAAATGTGGGAGGAAATAAAAAGAAAACAAAAACAACAAAGCTACAAAGAGGCTGAAGTAATTTTAAACAGTTTGAAAAGGGATATAGAAGAAAACATTGAAAAACTTCAGACTTGCAATAGGATTTTGAATACTATTAAGATAGGAAACGCAGATGAAATGACAGAGTATTCTTTTGATAGGCTTGAGGAATTGTTTAGCATTATGCAGGACACATTAAAAACAAACGATATTATGCTACGAGAATTAGAACTTAATTTAAAATATTAGGAGGTGCAATATGGATATGGTTGAGATTATCAAAGAAAAATACGAAAGGAAAGGTGTAGGTAGACCCAAAAAGACACCCAAGAAAATGGTAGCTTTCCAGACAACAGAAGAAGGGTATGAGAAATGGAAACGATTTGCTGAAAAGCAAGGATATAAAATGTCCGAGTTGTTTAGAATTGCAATGATAGAATACTACCGCAATCACAAAGATGATGAACTACTATAACAGGGGCGTAAGCCCCTTTTTTGTTTACGCTATTCTTTAAAATACCGTATGCAAATTTATTTGTGTATACCAAACGATACGCAAATTATCTTCCGTAAAGTAAAAACGATTTTACTTTACACAAAAAAACACAAAAATAAGTAACCAAGTTATTAACTTATAACAAAAGTTATCCGAAGTTTTAAGTTTTAAGAAAGAAAAGAAAAGTAGCAAAAGAAAAGAAAGAATATATCTCTCTCTAAAGAGAGAGGTATATAATAATAAATATAATAATCGCGCGCGTGCGCGCGTAGCAAAATCCGTTCCAGAGGAACGGGTATTATTATTATTAATAATTATTATTATATATCTGCAAGCTAAAAGCTTGCAGGCTTCCCCAGCCTAACGGCTGGGCTGGTATGTGTTTTCTTTTCTTTTGTTAAAATCTTTAGCGGTGCCTAAAGCACCGCTTGAAAAAGAGAAGCAGCGCGCTATATATTTCTCTACATATCGTTAGATAAATCTAAAAAAGTTAGACTAACCTAACATTTTTAAACTTGTCTAATCTACATCTAAATAAAGGGCTAATTTTAGGGGTGTTTTTATCTCATAGGGCAATTATACTATAGAGGGCTCTAAACACTCTCTACGCTAAAATAAATAGCCTTGTAGGCGATTTTTAGAGTGGTATCTTATAGTGATTTTTAGGTTGTATTTTTTTGTGAATTTTTTTCTTGACTTTTTGAAAAAAATGTGTATATTATATTTTAAGGAGGTGTAAAATGAGTGCCTTAACTCTTTTGAAAAAAGTTTTACTTGAGGAAGATAAGTATCCCAACTACATAACATCAGAGGATTTAGTTGAGGATACTTTGGAGTTGGTCAAGGCGGATATTTCAAGTATCCGAATGGTGTTGTTTGAGATAGTGGAAAAATACCCAAAGACTATTATCAGGGATTTTAACCATTGGCATTTTGCATTGTATCATATCAATCTGCCGAAGTTTATAGCGAAAATACTTATAAGTGGAAATTCACCACAGGAAGGAAGTTGTAGAGTATTAACGCAATGCAATATGTTTAAAAACGAAAACTTTAAAGACCCTGTGTGGTTAAAACGGGAATATTTAATTAAGAACAGGAGTGCCAATGATATAGCTAAAGAATGTGGTTGTATCAAAGAAACGATTTGGCATTATGCTTGGAAATATGGTTTTAAGAAATACAAAAAGGAGGTGAAATGAAACAATACAAGTGTCCTATTTGTGGTGAGAATTCTAACAAGCTTGATTGGAAGGTTACAGACAAGCTTGATGATGGTTGTATTGTAGTAAGATGTCCAAAATGCAAGGTATTGGTATTCAAACATCACTTGGAAGAGTATCAGAAAAAAGGGGAGGATAGATGAGTATCACAATTTACGACCTTATAAGTGTTGACCCAGGCAAGCGTTTGGGAATCGCCCTATGGAAAGACAAGACTTTAAGATATTGCAACACATTTGATTATTCTTTTAATGCTATGTGGCAATTTTTGCTTAAAAATCCTGCTAAACATCTTGCAATTGAGTTGCAGTATTATTACAACAATGCAAAAGTTCTAATGGATTTAGTAGCATTACGGGCGGAAGTAACGACACTTTACAGAGTTTGTAACCCGATGGGTAGTATAATTAGAGTGTCAGCATCAGAGTGGCAAAAGATATTAGAGTTAGGTGCAAAAGCACCCAGAAGGGAAAGAAAGCAGGCATCATTGGCTTACGCAGAGAAAATGACAGGGCAAATTATGAGGTCTTTTGACACAGCCGATGCTGTATGTATAGGAATTTATACAATTAATTTTTTACTTGACAAATATCCAAAAAGGGATATAATAGAAAATTAGGAGGTGTGAATTATGTTAAGAGTGTCTGATGAACTTGGTAAAAGGCACGCAAGGGATTTTGGGAATGAGAGTTGCAAGGTTTTGGAGTGGAACGAGGACGGTGTTCAAAGGTTGATATTAAATGTTAGGGGTAGCCATTTTACACAGTATTTGGGTGTACCAGAAGACCACCCATTGGCGGGGTTTAGTGATTATGAGTTGCCTTTAAGATGTCACGGTGGTTTAACTTTTAGCGAGGAAGGTGATGATAGGTATTATCCAAAGGGATTTTATTGGTATGGTTGGGATTATATGCACGCAGATGATTATTTCACTTTGGGAAGTTTCATAGAGGAAGGTAAGGATTGGACATTAAGAGAGGTTATTGAAGATGGATACCAAGCTTTTTGTGATTTTAAATTATTAAAAGAGTTAGCAGAAAAGATAGCTGACAAAATATTAAATAAAAACGAGGAGGAATAATTTATGCAACAAATTACTGTGTCAAAGGTTGAGAAAAAAACAACCAAAAGCGGTAAAAGTTATACGATGGTAAACGGGAAATATTACTGCTGGAATGAAAAACTGGTGTTTGAACAAGGTGGAACATACGAGGTTGAGATTGAGGAAGGGCAATATCCGAAGGTTTTAAAAGCAACAAAGTTAAACACCCAACCCGCTACATCGCAAAATGGTTTTTCAAGGGGTAATGGTAGCGACAGCAGAGACAGAACTATGTTATTGGCATACGCCAAAGATATAGCTTTGCAGATTATTGAAAAAAGTGAAGAGAAAAACACATATCAACTTATGATTGATGGGCTTAAAGTAACCGCTTTTAGCTATCACGCATTGTTAAAATTGTTGGATAATTTAGAAAAGGGATACGATTTTTTAGCAGACTTACAGTTAGGTCAAAGCATATGGGAACTAAAGGATATTCAAAGCGTAGTAACGGGAAAAAAAGAGGAACCTGACCCAGAGGAGGAAATGTGATGACAAAATATTTGGATGATTTATACGAGTCAATAAGCAATTTACACCCACAAAATAAAGACCCCCGCACTGTGGGGGTCACTGATATTATAGGTTCTTTAAAGGCGACAGCCCTAAAAAAGAAAGTAAATCTACCCACAAATAAAAGAGATACTTTTCGTGCTTTTAAAGGAACGGCATTACACAACCAAATAGCAATGCTTTACGCTACAACAAAAATTAAAAATGAGTTTTATTCCGATTACTTAAGGGCAATCCTCAATGGCGATTATGTGGACATTAAGCCTGAATTTTTAAGAGAGATAACAAAAGAAGAGGATTATTTGGTTGAGTATCCTGTTAAATTGACAATTGATGATATTACAATAAAAGGCGTTATTGACCTTGTTTCGTTCCCAGATGAAAAGCTTGTAGATTGGAAGACAGCAAGCACATATAAGTATGTCTTTGGAACTTATGCAAATTATGAAAAGCAATTATCAATCTATCGCTATTTAGGAGCAAATACAGAAGAAAGATTAACTCAAATAGTAAAGGCTGATATAACATTCTTCTGGGACGGTTGGCAACAATCAAAAACAAGTCAAAGCGATTACCCCCAAGAAAACGTTACGGTGGTGCCTGTTAATGTAATGCCTATGGAAGATGTAGAGAAATATTTGTCGGAGCGTATTTACTTGTATAAAAAGTTAATAGAGTTACCACCACAAGATTTGTATGAGTTGGATATCTGTTCTGATGATGAGAAGATGTTAAGACCTACAACCTATGCTATAAAACAACCAAAACGAAAAAGTGCGGTAAAAGTATTTAATACCAAGCTTGAGGCTGAAATATTTGTTAGGGATAATCCAGACAAAAAATATACAATTGAGGAAAGAGAAGGTGTTATGAATTGTGCTTTATATTGTAAAGCCGCACCATTTTGCAGGCAGGCACAGGAGCAATTATTTAAGCTGGAGAGGTAAGTATGGAAGTAAATAAGATAATACAAGGTGATTGTTTAGAAGTGTTAAAGACAATTCCAGACGAGAGTATAAATTGTATAGTAACAAGTCCACCCTATTGGTCTTTAAGAGATTATGGAGTTGAAGGGCAGTTGGGACAAGAAAAAACATTTCAAGAATATATAAACAAGCTTTGTGATATTTTTGATGAAGTCAAAAGGGTATTAAGAAAAGATGGAACTTGTTTTATTAATATAGGAGATACTTATATTGGTAATAGAGCAACAAGGCATAAAGGCTATGTTGACCCAAAATATCCAAACGGCAGAATTGGAGGAGATTGTGAACCAATCGGATTAAAACAAACCATAGAAAGTAAAAATCTTACACTTATACCTTTTAGATTTGCAATTGAGATGCAAAACAGAGGCTGGATAGTTAGAAACACAATCATATGGCATAAGCCAAGTAGTATGCCTGAAAGTGTTAAAGATAGATTTACTGTAGATTTTGAATATGTGTTTTTCTTTGTTAAAAGTCAAAAATATTACTTTGAGCAACAATTAGATGAGTTTGCTTTATCAACCATAAAAAAAGCAAAACGTGGTGTTTATTTTTCTAAAAACAGCAAGATAATGTCTGGTAATTATGCAATGCACGGTGATAAGACGGTAAAACTTTATCAAAAAATAAAGAGTGGTGAAATTAAAGGTAGAAATAAGAGATGTGTGTGGTCAATTGCATCTAAACCGTTTAGAGGGGCACATTTTGCTATTTTCCCACCAGACTTAATTGAACCGATGATAAAAGCTGGTTGTCCTAAAGATGGAATAGTTTTAGACCCCTTTATAGGTAGTGGCACTACCGCAGTAGTAGCGAAGAAGCTTTTTAGAAACTATGTAGGGATAGAATTGAATCCAAAATATATTAAAATGGCAGAAGAAAGACTAACAAGGATATTATTATGATTAGAAACAGCATAAAAGGATATAACATACGAATAAGGAAGATGCTTACAAAGGCTAACAAAGCCCAAGTTAAATATCCTGACTTTGTTCAAAACAGAGCATACCTTCAGGTTTTGCCTATCTCTGGTTATGTATTTAATCCGCGTAAATTTAAGGAGTTTATTTCTTTTACTTTGGTAGGTGCTGATTTTGTTTTAAATTGCTACTATAGCTTTAAAGTATTCGGGGATTTCTTTTTTGAGAATAAGGTTAAATATTATTTTCTTGGTTATATAACCGTTAGGTATGACCAATCAATCAAGATTTTAGTAAGACCTATTAGTAGGGATTTCTACTTATTTGCAAGAGGTTATTGGAATTTGTTTAGAACGGTTGTGGGTATTGGGTATAATGTAGATGAAAAAATAAATTGGGATAAAGCGTTTAATGATGTAGAAGAATGTGTAAGGCACAATATAATCGGAAAGGACTTGACAAAATCACACTATTGGAATACAATATTTAAAAAGGGTGAAGAAAATGAATTTAGCATTAGTAAAACCTGATTATCTTGAACTTTATAGCAAGTATTTGGATATAAAAAAAGTAGGAAACAACTATCTTGCAACCTGCCCTTTTCACGAAGACCACAACCCAAGTTTAGGTATTAATCCAGAGTCTGGAGCATTCCACTGCTTTGGCTGTGGTGTTCACGGTAATTACAAACGATTTTTAGAATTAATGGGGGTTAAAGAAATGGGTGAATTTAAGAACAGCAATCTTGATTTAAACAATGTGGATAATGTTGTTGTGTATGTTTACAAAGATTTGGATGGTAATGAGTTATATAAGAAATATCGCTATGAAAAAGATGGCAAGAAAACTTTTAAAATAGAACCAAAAGGCGCAACTCAAGTGTTGTATAATTTGCAACAGTTGCCACAAAAGCGTAGTATGGATACTGAAATATGGTTATCCGAAGGTGAAAAGTGTGTTGAAGCACTAAAGCCGTTTGCTATTGATGCGAATGCAATAGTGCTTGGTTTTAACAGCTTTGAGGTTCAATATCAAGAGTATTTGGAAGAATACTTTAGGCAAGCCAATATAGTTATCTTTGAAGACAATGATGACACTGGATATCGTAATACAAAAGCTATTCAAAAGATACTTGAACCCATAGTGAATACAATAAGAGTTGTAAGATTTAGGGGTAACCCTAAAAAAGGTTACGACATTGCTGACTTTATTCAAGAGTCCTCCGAAGAAGACTTTTGGGTATTGCTTGACAATGCTGATTACTTATATAAAAATGTGGAAACCCAAAAGTATGTAATTGATATAGAAGCTTTAACTCAACCAATACCAGAGCCTCAAATATTATTACCTGAACTCTTAAATATACCAAAGGGTGTTATAGGTATATTAGCAAGTAGAGGTGGTGAAGGTAAGTCTATGTTTAGCTTGTATTGTGCTGTATATGGTGCAATTAACGAGGGATTAAAGACTACTTTTATAAGTCTTGAAGATAGTTATTATATTATACTATACAGGATTAAACACCTAATTGACACATATTTTAACAGTAACTACGAAGCAATAGCAGGGAAAATAGTAGTTGAAAGAATAAATCATATCAACCTATTGAAAGATGGTGAATGGACAAGGCGTGGTAATTATTTCTTTGAGAAAGTTGAAGAGCATTTAACCAACAGTGATTTGGTTTTTATAGACCCAGTTGGTATGTTGTTTTCCGATGAAAACAACAATGAAATAGTAGAAGCTATATTCCAAAGGTTAATGAGGTTAACAGAAAGAACCAATAGCAACATTGTAATGATACATCACTTAAGAAAAAAGGACAATGATAGTAAAGAGGGTTTAAGGGGTGCAGCAGCATTGTTTGATAACTCAAGATGGGTTGCACTGTTGCATAGGTATTATAACGGGGTTAAGGTTAGGATAATAAAAAACAATTATTTACCTATGACTAATAATAACGAAATAACGGTAGAGATGTTTAATTGATATGTATGAGTTAGAAGGTTACACAAAGCTGATTATAGCGGTTATAGCCCAAAGGGATTATTACCCGAACTACATCTTTTTAGAGGATTTAATTGAAGATGTTAGGGAAATATTACCAGAGGCACAAGTAGTTGACATACTACTTGAATCCGCAGATTTGGCTGTTAAGTATCCAAAGTCTACTGTGAAATATCTGGGTGAAAGGCTTTATCAAATAAATACAGCAAAGTATATAGCCAAAATATTGGAGGGAAAGTATGGCAAAAAAGCTAATAACGATAGAAGAAAAAGTCAAATCTGAAGTTGATGACATTATCTCATCTTACAAGGACAAGGATATAGAGGAACTAAACAGGGCTGAAATAGCAGTGAATATCGCACTTAATTATTTAAAGGTTAATAAAGAACTTAAAAAATACGATGGTTTTGGAACGGAGCTTGGGGGTGAAAATGAGAATGAGTAAAGAAGAAATGATGAAGCAAGAAGAGCAAAAGCGTATTCAAGAACTACAACAGTATTTAGTAAGAGTGCAACAGATAAGGTTATTCATAGAGAAAATGGCAATACCTGTTTTGCTTTTAATTGTTAATACAGTATTGCTTATTATTACTGTTATCAATATAAGTTGGCAGAGGATAATAGTAATGAGCATTTTTGCGGTATTTTCGCTTATATTTTATATTTTAACAATTTATTTAGGAGGTTTTAAAGATGGCAGATCAAGAGATTCTCAATAAAGACAACGAACACTTAATTGATATTGTTCTTGAGGCTAAACTGGGTTCAAAGTTTAGTGCATTAGAGAAGGATATTAAGGAAATAAAGGTTGAAGTAGGATATCTCAATTGTGCATTTAAAGATTTAAGAAAAGTTGGCATATTGTTGTTTGTGGGAGTAGCAACAGAAATTATTATAAAAGTATTACAAATCATACATTAACACTTGACTTTTTGTTAAAAGTGTGTATATTATTATGTGGGGGAGCGAATGGTTTCGACAACAGGTAAAAGCCAAAGTGCATCTGTTGGATACGGGTTCAATTCCCGTTTCCTCCACCAAGTAAAAAGAGGTGTTTATGGAGTTGCAGAAGTTTGAAGAATATTCACATTTAGAAGATTTTCTAATTGATTATGGTTTTACAGAGCTAATATTGGAAAGTATTTTATCTTTGATAGAAAAGGAAGATTGGAAGGTTAATGATGTTGTAATAGATGGAATTTGTGTGAATGATAGAGAACTGGCATCGCAGCAAGTATTTGTAGAGACTTGGAACGAGCTTATAGAAACAGATATTGATGATGAAATGACACATTTATCGAACTACTTTTATTCGTTGTCTTACTTTTTGATTGTTATGATAGTGAAGGAATTGAAAGAAAGGAATAATGATTGACTTTTTGCACAAGGAGGTGTTTATGGATTGGAGTGAGTTTCAAAAGAATACCATAGAAGAGTGGATTTTAGCGGAAGAAGGTGGTTATGTGAATAATCCAAAAGACCCTGGTGGTGAAACAAAATACGGTATAAGTAAAAGGGCATATCCCAACATTGATATTGCAAAGCTGACTTTAGACCAAGCGTTGAATATTTATTACAATGCTTATTGGCAACCGTTAGGGTTAAGTAACTACCCGTTTCCTGTAGGGTTTGTATGCCTTGATTGTGCTATACTATGTGGTCCGAGATGGATATCAAATGTAATGAAAAATGCTTATCTTGACCTTAAAAGTCAAGTTAAGAACTGGGATATATACACAATGTATATACTACAGAAGAGGATTAGCTATCACACGGCTGATACTAATTTTAAAACATTTGGACAGGGTTGGTTAAATAGGGTTGCTAATTTAATGCAAGAGTATATTAGATTAAAACCAATATTTGTGAAGGAGGGTTAGATGAATTGGTTGAAAAAGTTTTGGCATAGGATAGTAGATGTGCCTGATTATGATTATGATTTTTCTAAAGCGTGGTTAGCAATTCCACAGGATTATATAGAGTCTATTGAATTGCAACCACGACAAATAATTATTAATTTAAATCACGACTTGTTAATTAAAACATCAATCAGAGAAGAAAAGGATGTTTAAATGGATATATTAGAGATTTGGAAAGAGGCTGTTGACAATCCTGACAAGCCAGAGGGGTGGGGTTTAGAGTTTATCAATTACATCAATGAAGACCACATACAAGACATCAAGGATAGAAAAATAAGTTTTGTTATTCTTCCTGCTAAAATTGAAGATTTTGTAGAAAACGAGGAGGAACGAAAGATAGAATTAAAAGAGATGGAAGAAACATTGCAATTGGAAGGTTATGATGTAATTGATGTTAGAAAATTAGTATTTGTATATATTAAGAAAAAGGAGGTTGTATGAAGAGATTTTTCACAGTATTTCTTGGAGTGTTATTTCTCTTTACAGTTGTAAGTTGTTCACAGGTTAAAACTGTTACACCAACAACACCGCTACAGAAGATTGCTTATGTTGATGCAACAATTAAGGTGTTAGGGCAAACTACTATTAATGCCTACAACGCAGGGAAATTAACACAGGCAGATGTGAAATATGTCTATGAAGCATTGTCAACAGCAGCAACATTAGCCGACAATGCACAAAAGGCATATCAGGCAAGCAACGGAACGCAGGTGAATAATGCGGATTTGATTTTAACGGAAGCAATTAGCACTCTACAAAAGGTGCAAACGTTTTTAAGTTCAAAGGGGGTTGAGTGATGAACAATGTAGAATTGGCAATGGATATTTTAGTTGATTTAATTACAACAGCAAGTAAGGTTGGAGGATTAATTAAAGAGGCAAAGGAAACTGGAAAAGATATTGACCAACGGGATTTACAACAGATTGTATATGATAGGAATTCAGTTTTAGACCAATTAAAAATCATTGCTTATGGAGGTAAGTAAAATGGATTTAGACCATCTTAAAACAACATTGTCAGGCACAATATCGGGGTTGGCGATTATTCTATTATCGGCAACAGGCGTAATAATAAATCACAATACACAGGAATTAATCACAGCAATTACCACAGGTGTAGTTGGAATAGGTATAGCGTTAGTAGGCTACTTCAGTGCAGACCACGATAAGGTAATTAAAAAAATAGAACAGGGTGAGAATATATTGGATAAGGTAGCTGAAGTAGCCAAAGCAGTAGAGGAGGTGAAGAAATGAAATTAGCTAATGGTTTTATGTATGTAATAGAAGATGATGAACAACCGCCTGAAAATGGAATGATTAGTTATGTTTCAAATGTTGTTGTTATTGACTACGATGAATCAAATGATTATTTACAGAGTTTAGGAATTAAAAAATGGAAAAGGATACAAGTATTACCGAACGGTTTGATAACAACAGGGTTAACATATAACAAAAGAGAAGGTTTTAGTAAAAAGGTATATCATGTTGTTTTAGCGAAGTCTTCTGATATAGTAGGCGTATGCGATTAGGAGGTGAGAAATGAAATTAAGACCAGTGAATAATTGGATTATAGTTGAGGCTAAAGATTTAACGTATATTAATCATAGTGTAAAAGCTGACCTTTTAGAGGTGCCAGAGTATTTGGAATATGAATTCAAAAAGGGTGATAAGGTTTTAGTAGATTTAGTAGAGGCTATCTTATTAGAGGTTACTGAAAATAATAGTTATATTTTTGCAATTAATGTTGATAATATAATAGGCGTATACGAAAAAGAAGGAACCAAGCCACATATAGTAAACTAATGGGCGACTATATGTCGCCTTTTTTATTCTACTGAATTCGGGGGAATTAGAGGGTGGGCAAAATAATTATAGATAAAAAAATATTGGAAGATTTGTATATTGTTAAAAAGATGACTATAGAAAAAATTTCTAAAAGTTTAGGAGTAAGTGGTTTCACTATTTATGAACGATTAAAAGAGTTTAATATAAAAATAAGACCAAAAACCGAAGCTTTTAAGGGTAAACATCATTCTGAAGAAACTAAAAGAAAAATTAGTGAGTCCGAAAAAGGTAAGTATGTTTCAGAAGAGACCAGAGTGAAGATAAGTAAGTCAAGAAAAGGTAAAATGACAGGCGAAAAAAATCACAATTATGGAAAACATTTGTCTGAAGAAGCCAGAAAGAAAATTAGTGAAGCCAAAAAAGGAACCTATCTTTCAGAAGAAACCAAAGCGAAAATGAGTAGGATACGAAAAGGTAAATTTAAAGGAGAAAAAAGTCCATATTGGAAAGGTGGTAAAAGGCTTGCAGAAGCAAGAATGAAATCAAAGAGGCGAAAATTAGGGTTTAACCCTTTAAATAAACCATTTAAAAATTCTGAAGGGCATCATTTACAAGATAAGGAAACGGTTGTTTATATTCCTAAAGAAATACATCAAAGAATTTCTCATAATAATTGGAGAAATATTAATATGAATACAATAGATGCTTTAGCATTGTATTATTTAGAATTACAAATATTGGGAGAGGTGGTATGATTGTTAAAATTGATTTAAGCAATGATATGAATTACAATAGTCCTTTGCTTAATAATTTTATTAATTGGAGTAAAGATGTAACAATACTTTCAAAAGAAAAGGGTAAAATTAGTTTTGATAGTAGACACTGGTATATGGGGCAACGAATTCTTTTTAAAACATTATTTGAGTTACTATCAGAAAAAGATGTCAGAACTTTAGTCATATTAAAAGCACGCCAACTCGGCGTAACGACTTCGCTATCCCTATTTGACCTATACTATGCAATGTCATTTAAGAATACCAAAGCCGCTATAGTGGCTCACGATGAAGCTACCATAAGAGAAGTTAGGGCTATCATAACAAAATACTATTGGAAGTCTTTACCGTTAAATAAGAAAAGACCAATGGTTAGAAACAACGCAGAACACACTACATTTACTTGGACTGACGCTGGAACATTTGACAGCGATATAGCTTACTATCATCCCAAAACAAGAAATAAGGCAACAGGTAATATGGGTAGAGGTCAAGCTACTACATTTGCTCATTTAACAGAGGTTGCTTACTATCCCTCTGTAGATGATATTAACAACTTTGAAGCTACTTTTTCAGAGACTAACCCTAAAAGATTATTTGTCTATGAGTCAACAGCAAACGGTTTTAACTTTTACTATGACACTTGGGAAGCAGCCAAAGAGTCAAACACTATGGCTGCACTATTTATCGGCTGGTGGTTAAAAGATGAGTATAGAGTAAACAATGAAGCTGATTTAATTAAATACGGATATGAGCCAACCCCAGATGAAAAAGAAAGACTTGACGAAGTTAAGCGTGTGTATAACTATGAAATAAGTATGGAACAGTTAGCTTGGTGGCGTAAGGTATTAAAAGAGAAAATAAAAGACAGTTATGAAACAAGTAAAACGAAATTAGACCAAATGTATGAGATGTATCCGTTTGTTCCCGAAGATGCCTTTAGGGCAAGTGGTAGTAACTATTTTGTTCCTACTACATTAAGGAACGCACAGGAAGAAGTAAGGGAGCCTATTAAGAGATTTGAACCTGTATTTTTTGACAAGCCCTCTAAAACACAATTAGCACCAAGTCAAACGGGTCATTTAAAGATATGGGAATACCCACCAGATTTATCTTACAATGGATATATATTATCATTTGACCCAGCTTACTCTACTAACCCTGAAAGCGATAGGGCTGTTATTCAGGTATGGAAAGCATTTAGAGACAAAATATTCCAGGTAGCAGAGTGGGCAAGTCCTACCACCGATACTATTCAATCGGCTTACTTGTTTCTTAAAATAGGTTCTATGTTTAATGCATACTTGTCTATGTATGAGATAGATGGTGCTGGTAGGGCAGTAGCACAGATTATCCAATTGTTAAGAAGAACAATAATTGAAGAGAATGTTAAAGATAGAACCCTATATGAATATGCAAGAAAAATGAAAGATTATGTTTACAGAAGAGTTGATAGCTTAATGCCCGGTAGTGCAATACAGTGGATAACAGGTGGTAACAAGCATAAGATTATGGCACAGCTAAAAGCAGCGGTAGCTGATGGCAGTTGTATTATTAGAAGTTCCGATTTAATGCAAGAGTTAAAATATATCATTGTAGACAACGGAGATATAGGTGCTATACAATCAAAGCACGATGATAGAGTTATGTGTGCGGCATTTGCAATAGAGGCTTGGGAAGCGATACTCCAGCCGAATTTACCGTTTTACGAAGAGTATTTACAAAAGTTAACCAAGCAAGAAGAGATAAGAAAAATAGCCAAAGAAAATCCTCAACAGCTTCTTATTCAAAATGTTGTAAAACAAGAATTTAATAATGCGGGGTATAAGATAAAGTGATTACAAATGGCATATTGCTTGATGTAATAGAATACGCCCACAATAACGGCTACACCTATAAAGAGATAGCTGAAAGGTTAGGAGTTGGTCTCCAAACATTACGCGACTTTAAAACAACGAAGTATTTAACCAAAGCAACTGAAATAGCTATTCTTGAAAAGCTGCAAAGAGATGGTAAAAAAGTAGATGGCTTAAAGTCTTATTTTCCCAAAAAGCATAAGCCTATTCAACTATCAAGAAATCAAACTCAAGTTATAATAACCCGCTGGTTTTTAACACGAAAGAGAAATTGGTTAAAATTATGCAATTTACTTAACACGATAAGTAAGGAATATCCAAGTGAATATGATTTAGCTGTTTACAATTTTTCTCTATGGAAGAAATATAAGATGGAGAAAAGGGATTTGAGTAAATTACCAATAGGATTTCCTGTATTTTTTATTAATTATATAAGCCCAGCAGAAGAGATAGAAATGATAGAGATAGAACAACCAAAAGAAGTTAAGAAAAGTTTATATCAAAAGTTTTTAAAAAAGGAGGCGAAGTGATAGAATTATTTATTGCTGATGTTCACCTGCCGTATCTTAATGAAAATGCGGTTGACATAATGATTGATTACATCAAGAAACAACGCATTTACATTGAGACATTGGTATTAGGTGGGGATATAATGGATTTTGAGAGTGTCAGCTCATTCACGCATGACCCTGATAATTGGTCTTTGCAATCTGAAATTCCATTCTTATCGCAGTTTATAGAAAAGCTTGACAAAGCTTTCCACCCTATGAAAATCTATTACATTGAAGGTAATCACGAAAGAAGGTTAGAAAACTACATCATCACCAAAGCACCTGCTTTGTATGGTATGATTACTATTCAAGATATGCTTGATAAGAAATATCAGATTGAGTATGTAGATAATTGGAAGTTAATGACAAGTGGTTTAGCACCGTTAAAAATCAGGAAGCTATATCACCTTCATGGGCATGAATTGAAAATCGGCGGAAGAAAGAATATTGCTGAAAGAATATTAGGTGCAACACACGAAAATACCATTGTTGGTCATTGGCATAAGACCGATGAATATTTCTTTAGAACCATAGGCAATAAGGTTAAAGGGACTTGGGTTGTTGGTTGTATGGGACAAACATTTGTTAGCTATGACCCACACACAAACTGGAACAATGGTTTTGCAGTAATAGACTATCTTGAAAATGGGAATTTTAGAGTGGAGAATTTGAAGATTATTGAGGGAGAAGTAATGTAATGAAAAAAATTAATATTAGTAAAGAAATATTAGAAAATTTATATATTAATAAAAAACTATCTTTAAAAGAAGTTGCTGAAAAATTCGGGGTAAGCTATCAAACTATTTCAAACAAATTAAAAGAATATGGTATACAAAGTAGAACTATAAGTGAAGCATTAAAAGGTGAAAAAAATGGTTTTTATGGGAAAAAACACACAGAGAATACTAAAATAAAAATAAGTGAAGCAAATTTAGGTAGACATCATTCAGAAGAAGCTAAAAGAAAAATAAGTGAAGTATTAAAAGGTGAAAAACATCCAATGTATGGCAAACATCATTCTAAAGAAACTAAAAAGAAAATAAGTGAAACTAAATCGGGTAAACATTTATCTGAAGAAACTAAAAGAAAATTAAGTGAAGTAAAAAAAGGCAAAAAACACCCTAATTGGAAAGGATGTATCACACCAAAAAATACAAAAATAAGAAGTAGTTTAGAAATGAGATTATGGAAAAAAGCGGTTTTTGAAAGAGATAATTTTACTTGTCAAAAGTGTGGAAAAAAAGGTGGTGATTTACACGCTCACCATATAAATAATTTTGCCGATTTTCCTGAATTACGAGTAGCTATAGACAATGGAATTACTTTGTGTAAAGAATGTCATAAAGAATTTCACCGTTTATATGGAAAGAAGAATAATACAAGGAGTCAAATAGATGAATTTATTAAACATTAACTATTACTTTATTATGCAGACTTTGGTTAACCCACATTTTATAATCCTATTATGACAAGGTTTATTGCACTCAAAGGTATAATTATATTGCCGAGTGGTCTAATGAAGCTTGTAGACCCATTAGCATAGCGTATAGAGGATTTTTTTTTAGGAGGTATAGATATGAAATCAGTTGGAGAACCACTGACCGATGAAGAGATTGAGAGGAGGAAAAAGAAATTCCGAGAAAAGCACGGTAACAAAAAAGTTGAGGAAAGTAATGTGTGTCCTGTGTGTGGAAGCAAAAGTCTAATGTATGCTGAAGGCTGTATGACTTGTTTGAGTTGCGGGTGGTCTAAATGTTCGTAAGCAACGAAAACAGAGAAAAGATTATTATGATTGCAATGGAGAAAATTCGTTTTCTCCCTTGCAAGACATTAAAGAGAATGGGGCTAAATTGCACAAGAGTAAGGCAAGGAAAAAAAGTAAGGTATAAAACAGCGGTAAGGATTTTGGAATGGTTATCAAGAAAATGAAATTAGAAGAGTTAACCAAGAAAGATATATTTGAAATATTATCTTTATACAAGGAATATGATGAAGAAACGGTAGCCAGAATACTTAATATTCCTACTCCTATAATAAAACAAATAGTAACTAACTATATATTGGCTCAAAGAGGAGTGTCGTATATTAAAAGCTATTTGTCGTTTTATTTATTTGAGTTGGGCTATGATATAGAAGAGATAGCCCGTAGGTTAAAAATAAATACTAACTCTGTGTTTGCTTTTCTCAAGGAACCATTCATTAAAAAAATATCCTCTCCGCTATTTTACAAAATGCTTAAAATAGCTTGGAGAGAACAAAGGAAGCAATATTAGGAATTATTATAAATACCGGCAACTCTATTAATGTAGTCAATTGTTTCTCCATTTGGTGGAACTCCTCCGTATTTGTCTACTGCGTTTGGTCCTGCATTGTAAGCTGCTAAAGCAAGAACAAAATCACCGTTGTATTTTTTAATTAGGTAGCTTAAGTATTTTGCACCCCCCATAATATTTTGTTGAGGGTCATTTATATCTGTTACACCTAATTCCTGTGCTGTGCTTGGTTCAAGCTGCATTAGTCCAACAGCACCCTTTGGTGATACTGCATCAGGGTTACCACTGGATTCAGCTTGTATAACCGCTTTAATCAGTTTTTCGGGAACTCCGTAAGTCTGGGAAGCTTGTTTAATTATAGTGCCAATGTCTTGTGAATTGCTTTGTTGCTGTGGTTGTGGTTGTTCTTGCTGTATTGGTTGTTGTGTTTGCTGTGTTTGTGTTTGTTGTTGTTTTTCTTCATCAGGAAATATTTGTGATTTCTGATCTTTTGTTGATTGTTGTCTTGCTCGCATATAAGCGTAGTTCATTACGTTTGCTACTATGTTAGCTATGTATTCGTTAGCATTTTTCTCACCCATTTGAGATTGTATTATTTTGTAGAATAGGCTGTGTCTCATTTTTTCATACATTTGCTTTGCTGTTTTGTTTGTGTATTCTTGCATTCTGTTTGCAATTTCTTGTTGTTTTTTTGCATCATTTGTTGATTTGTATTGATTTAAATATGATTTATATTGGGGTATAACACTATAAAATCCTCTATTAAGTATATTGTGATATAAATTATATTCATATGACCTTGTAGGGTCTTGTTTACTCTCTTCAAGTTTTTGTAAGTAATGATTAACATACTTACTCATTTTTTCGTATGTCTGTGGTGTAAGCTTTTGACCACTTGTCATTATGTTAGCAAGTGGTTGTGTTTCGGTTTCTGCTTTGGTTCTAACACCAATTGTTGATATTAACGAAGCTGCACCGCTTGCTACCCAATTGGAGTATGCTCCAGGAAAAACAAATCCTTTTAGGAAATAAGGCATAAATGGTTTAAATATTGCTTCTATTAAATCTTTGTCTTCTTTTGATGGTGTGTTAATATAATTATAAATAGATGATATTTCTTGAATTCCAGGATTTGCTTTTGTAGAAAAATGATAGAAAAAGTTATTAAGTGCTACCGTTAATGTTCCTCTGTCTATTGCTCCTGATTGTAGTATTGGTTGAAAGAATGAGTAAAATAATGTCCACATCTCACTCTCATATCCAAGTATATCTATGTCAATAGGAATGCCATTTACTGTTACTGTTTGTGTAAATAACCTTCCTACATCATTGTTTTTAACAGCATTAAAAACTTTGTGCCAGTCTGTTGAGTCAGGTTGTATTCCTCTTGTTGCATTTATTGCACTATTAAGATATAAGTTAAAAGCAAGTATGTTGTAAAAGTATCTAACCCTGTCTTCGTCTAAACCTAATACACCACCAAATAATTGTTTTACAAGAGATAGCTCCCAGTCGGGTGCAAAGAAAAACCATCTCAATGCTTGTCTTACTCTTGGGTTAAGATTTGCAAGTTCTGGTAAACCACCAAAAAATATGTTAACATTTTTAATCATTTGTTCTGCTTGTTCTCTTGTTATTTTACCTGCCACTAAATCATCGTATATATTTGCAAATGAGTGAACTTTGTAGTAGTTATACATTCTGTTCCATAGTCTATCGTCCATAAATCGTAGGTATCCTAATTTCTCTGTCCATTGTCCTTTTTTAAATGGTGCTTCTGTTGTTCCACTTAAAATAGTAGATGTCTTTGGAAACATTCTTAACAGTTCACTTGTTTTTCTCAACAATGGACTCATTTTATCTGCAAATGCTTTTTTATCCATAAAAGTATTTTTAATACCTTCAAAACCAGTTCTTAAGCTACCGTCGTTGTATATGGAAGAAAATGTTAAAGACTTTTGGTGAAAGAATGGAACCAAACCTATTGATATTCTTTTTAAGGTAGTGAAAAACTTATCAAATGTTCCTGCACTATATTGTCCACCGCCGTAATATTCACTTGGCATTAAGTATTCACTAATTGTTTTTACAATGTTACCATTAAATCCTTCACGCAAGAAGTAATAGCTTTGTGGTTGTATCCTGTCTATTTCTTTTACTAAATTATGAATGTCATTTATTACTTCGTTAATAGGTAAGCCAGGAACTAACTTATTTTCTACGATATCACTTGCACCAAGATTGTGTAGTGCCATTGCTATATCTTGATAAAACTGCATTTGTTTTGCAACGCTTAATTTACCAATATCTTCTTGTTCTAATAATTCATCTGCTTTTAGAAATAAATTTTTTAGTGCATTTGCTTCTTGTTCTGTTGTCATTCCTCTTATTTCAGGAACATCATACAGCCTGTGCAATATCTTTTGTATATTAGTAATTTGTTCTTTTCTAATTTTACCTGCGTTTTTTAAAATTTCTTTTAATTTTTCTTTATATTCTCCTCTTAAGTATTTTATGTTATCTAACAGTTCCTTTTTCTTTGCTTGTTCTTCAGCTTTCATTTTTTCAATGATTTCTTCTTTTTGTTTTGTGTAAGCTTCTTTGTGCTGTTGTTTTTTTGTTGAGTATTGAGATTTAAGATAATCAATTTCTTCTTGTAGTGATTTTTGATAATCTTTTTTTATTGTTGGTTTTTCACCTAATAAGGTTTGTGTTTTGGTTTTTGCTTCTTCTTTGTATCTTTTGCCTAATTCTGCTTTTAGATTTTTTAAGCTTGTATATAATTCTTTGTATTTTGTTTGTCTGTATTGTTCTATTAATTCGTTAACTCTATTCTTTAATGCCTCTATCTGCTGATTATATGATTGTTTTACACCTTTTGTTTGTGTTAGTAATTCTTTGTCTTTTATTTGTTTTGATATTGTATTTACTTTGGTGATTAATTCTTGTAATTGTTGATTATACTCCGTTTGGTATTTTTGATTTAAGTCAGTTTTAAATTGTCTTAATTTTTCATATAATTCTTTGTTTTTTGTTTGTTCTGCTTGCGATAATAATTCATCAATCTTTGTATTTAAATGTTGAATTTGTTGGCTGTATTCTAATTTTATATTGTTTATTTTTTTATTAAGATTATTAATATCAAAAGCATAGTTTTGTTTGTATTGAGTTTTTACATCTTCTATATCCTGTGAAAAGTTTTTATTGATATGTTCTCTTCCTGCACTATATTCTTGTCGTAATTGTTTATTAATATTTTTTATTTGTTGTTTATAGTTTGCTCTTATATTTTTTATTTCTTCTTTAAAAGTATTAATGTTTTTATATAAATTATCTTTATATTGTGTATCAAACTCTTTTTTTATAACTTCATAATCTGGTAGTTTGCCAACTGAATTTTCCACTAAATTATATATTTCTTTATAAAGTTCAGAGTAACTACCAGCAACTGGCATAGTTTGTAGTTTTTGTTTTATTATTTCTTTTACTTCAGTTAATGTTTCTTTTGAAATATGTGGCTTTAGGATTTCTGTTACCTTTTCAGATAGATTAACAGCTTCTTTTTCATTTATGGTATAAACATATTTGCCCTTAAGTTTAGCAGATAAACCTCTTCCTATTCTAAAAAATTGGTCTAATATTACTGGATAAGATATACTTCCATAATAAGACTTCCAAAAGTCTTCCGCTGTTTTATAGTTATCCGCGATTTCTTTTAACAATGGTGTATCTTTTTCAAGTAAAGCAAAATTAGGACCTTTTGCTGTTGTTAAGTAGTTTTCCCAATCCATTTCATTTGCTGTTTTACCCTGCATTGTTCTTTTGATTTTTAATGCTTGTCTGTTTCTTAAATAAGGTTCTTTTGCACCAACTACATTTGTTTTATACTCTACTAATTTATCTTTTGTAAGTTTTATTAGGTCTTTAAATTCAGGATTTAATTCCATTAACGCTTTTAAGTCATTCTCTGGAAGTCTTAAAATATATGCTGTTGCCTGGTATCTATTTAGATTATTGATGTTTAATTGAGAACTTAATTTATCTGCAAATGCATCTAATTGTGGACCAATTTCTTTGCTGTCAATAAAGTTAATGGCATTAGAAGCTGCTACTTGTGCTTCATTGTGTATTCCTCTTGCTTTATTAACGGCGTATAAAAAGAATTGTGTTGGTTTTTCTACTAAAGCATATTTTGGATTAAACCATCTTGAGGCTTTTGCAAAAGAATAATTTAATGATTGTTTTGTTGTTTGAGGAAACATACTATATATTGCTTTTGCAAGATTAGACACTTGAGACCTAATGAATTTAGAAGCATATGGATAAGTTTTTGCCAAAGCTGTTCCACCAGCACCAAATATACCACCACTTAAAAGTGCTTCTCCAGCACCTGTTCCTAATTTCTCACCACTTGTTAGGTTGTATGTTTCATTAATAGCTTCATTTGCAACACCAAATTTAGCAGTGTTTAAGGCAGTAGATTTTATAAATCCACCAACGCCTGGTGCTATTTTACCTATGGAAGGTGTTATAGCCCACAGTGCTGCTTCTGGTATACTTGCTGGTGTTATATCAGTAAGGGCTATTGTGCCACCTATGATAGGAACATCATATCTTTTTTTAAAAGCTCTTGTGTCCTGTAGATTACTTAATATATCGTAATTTTGTTCAAATTCAACCGCTTTTTCAATTGGTTTAGAAAATGGTCGTCTTATATTTTGTTTTATGTCAGCTAAACCTAATAGTTTAGTAGCGGGTATTTTATTTATTTCCTCTATTGAGCGTGGTTTACCAACATTAATATTTTTAATTTCATACATTTCAGGAGGTTTTTTGTTTAATGGTTCTGTTATATTAACTGGTTTGCTTTTTTCAACAGGCTTTGGTTTTACATTAGTTACAAGTTGTGATAGTTTACTTGTTGTTGTGGCTGGTTCTAATTCTTCTTTACCCTTCCTTGCTTTGTTCATAATATCATAAATGTTTTCAAACATTTATTTCCCCTGTGTTAATATTTTTGGGTCAACATTTATACTTGGAGCACCTATTATATTTTTAGTATTTTTTGCTTGTGGAGGATAATGACCAGTTATTTCGTGATATGCTTTAGACCACTTGTCTGCCTCTTTTTCATTACCATCAACATATGCAGATAGAAATCTTGTAAGTGCATAATTAGCTTTTTGTTCTTTATCTGTTTGTTGTTGTGTTTTTTCGGTTTTTGATTGTTTTTCTTTAGAATAAGCTACACCTTTTATATATTCTATATCATTTCTTTGTTTCATTAAACCAAGTTGCATTGCTTTAAATTGTGCATTCATTTGCATTTGTTCTATTGATTTTAACATATCTGTAGTAGTTTTATATAGTGCAAGAACATTGTTTAAGTTGGTAGTGGCAAAATCAACCTTAAACTTTGCTAATTCATCATCTATCTTTTCTCCAAGCATTAATTTTTGCATCATTAGGTTTACTCTGTTATATATGTTTTCGCTTTTAGCTTTCCACTGTTGTAATTTAAGTTTGAATTCTTCAGTCGCTGTTTTCCAATCAGTTAGGCTTTTTTCTTTTAACGCACCAAACATAGCATTCATTTTATCAGCCATTGTTGTTCCGTCTTTGTTACCAAATATAGCTGTGCCCAATGCAATAACACCAACCATTAAAGGCATAAGTTTATTGTTTTCTTCTACTATTTCCTTGTATGTTTTAATTGCTGGAACATCATTTGCTTGTTGTAACTGTTTGTCTATTTGTTCATATGCTTTTTCTAACATACCTTTTTCATTACTTATTTGTGCTAATACTTCTTGCTGTGTTTTTTTAACATTTGCGTCTTCTTCTTTTATTTTTTCTGATAAACCTGTTAAACTCTCATTTAAACTATCAAAATATTTTTTTAGATTTAACGTATCAAAAGGGGATTGAAAAGTATTAGCTTCACCAAGCACTTCTTGTTTATTAATCTTTTTTATTTTGCCTGGTGCTGGTATGTTTGTAGTTGGTGGTTTTTTTTCTGGTTCTTTTTTTTGTGATATTTGTAGTTTTTTTTCGGGTGGTTTATTTGTGGTTGGTTTTTTCTGTTCTGGTTTTGGTTCAAGTAATTCGTTTATTGTCTCTAACATATTATCCTCCTACCCAAGAATATCTATTTTGTTGCCATAGGTCAACATCTTGCTGACTTGTTGGTGCTTGACCATTAGCTTGTATATACGCCTGCCAATCCGTTGGTGATAAGCCAAAGTGTGTATCAGCAAATTGTATATCTTGTATTCCTTCATTGGCCCAATTTTGTGCTTTTTGTGCTTTAATAGCTGAATTCATGTCTGTTACTACATTTGGCACAGATGGAGCACGCATTCCATATAATGGTTCACTTATTTGTTTAATATATTCGTCTTTTGACATCGGTTGTTGCCATTTACCTAAACTCTTAACATAATCGTTATATGACAAATCTTGGTATTGTTGTAATGAGTTTTGTGCACCTTGTTGCATACCGCTAAATGTATTTGATTGAACTTGTTTTAGTATATCAATTAGATTTGCATTCATACCTAAATAGTTTTGGAATAATTGGTTATAACTGGTAGCAAACTGTTGGTCTTTTGAATATATGTCTTGCATCTGTTGAGTTAACTGTTGATAGCTTTTTTGGTCTAAATAAGGAGATATTCTATTATAAACATTCTGTAAATATGTTGCTGTTGAACCCAATATCAATGCTCTTGCTGTATCAGGATTTGCTAATTGTTGTAATGAATTTTGTATGTTGGTTCTCATTGTATCTAATTGGCTTAAATAGTTTTGTTTTTGTGTGTCTAATTGCTGTTGCATCTCGTTATACTTGCCTTCATATTGTTGCATTATTTTGTTTTTAGGTTGGTTACCTGCTAACGATAAGCTAATTGAACTTGTGTCTTTGTTTGGTGTTTCCCAAGTGTTAGCAAATAGACTTGGAGCAAGATTTTGTTGGTTTGAAATATAACCTTGTAGTGCAGATTGTCCTTGTTTTGATAAATTAGATAGCATATTTGTTAACTCTGGATAATTAGAAGGATTTATCATTTCTTGTATTTGCGAAGGCACTTTACCACTTAAGTAAGTAGCTACTACTTTACCGTGTTTATGTTTACTTGATGTAGGGTCTTCTGTCATAAGAGTATTATATTGAGATACTTCAAATGGACTTAATACCATATCACTTGGTAATTGCTGACTACCAGTTGTTTGTTGGTTTTGGCTTTGCCCCAATATACTCTGTAGTTGTTGATTTGCTTGTTGTATATTAGTTATATTGTTTACAGATTGCTTTATTATATCATTAATAGCGTTAGCCATTTTTTTGACCCCCGAATATATCACCAAATGTTGGAAGACCTGCAGCACCCATTGGGTTAGATTGAGGTGTTTGATAACCTACAGGATTTGAAGAAAATTTTCCACCTATATCACCTGTGCTTGCTATTGAACCACTATTTGTTCCGCCAAAAGCACCCCCTATTTTTCCAAGCGTTCCACCAAGCCCTTGAACAGCATTCGCTATATTACCGTATTTTTGTTGTTGTAGTTGTTGATTTAACATTTGTGCTTGTGTTTGCCCCAATTGTGCTTGATTGTAAGCATTTGTGCCTTCAATATTAGCGGCATTATTTTGTGCATTAATACCACTTTGCGTTTGCCAAGAACTCTCCAAGTCTTTTATAGCATTATCAGATAAACCAGCTAACCTTAATCCGTCATCTAACTGCTTTTGTAACAGCTGTGATTTTAGGTTTGCAGCCCAAGTCTCAAGGTTTTGCATAGCATTAGTATACTGTGTGCTGCCAGTTGTAAATCCCTGTGCTGCTAACTGCTGTAGTATTTGCTGTTTTGCTTTGTTATATTGGTCTTGATACATACCAGCATAAGCTTCTGAAAGCTGTCCTTGGTTATAGCCGTTAATAGCCTGCATAGCGGCTTGTCTTGCTTGGTCTGATAGTTGTGTATTTTGTGCTATTTGTTGATTTAATTGTTGTAAATCTGTTTGTGGTATTTTAAAATTTTGAATCTGTGGCATTTGTAGTTTTGGCATACTAATGCTACTTCCACCGAATAAACTCTCCCCTATACCAAATACAGTTCCTACAACCGATGCTATAGCTCCAACTGTCGCTGGGTCTGACATATTATTATCCTCCTTTTGTCAATGTTTTATATGATAACAAAAAAACCTTCTTTTCTTAATTCTATAATAACATACCATAACAAAGTAATATCCTTTTGTCAATAGTAGGTTGTATAGTTCCTTTTTAATATTAACCTTTTTACTTGCACAAGCTACGCTTAAATAGTGAATATAAACCATTAAAGTATCTGGCTTATACACAAAACTTACAAATCCTATTTCCTCATTGTCTTTGTATATCAAGTAATTCTCTGCGTCTTTTACATTTGACTTAAAAATATCATAATTGATTAACCAACCGTTATGATATTTATCATATATCTTTCTAAATATATGTCCTCTTGGAATATATTTAACTTCTCTAAACTCAATCATTTTAACTCCCACCCGCCAATGGAATTGGCGTTTTATTAAGAGTGTCAATCAATATTTCCAAATATCTCATAAAAGCGTTATGTATTGAAACCTCTTGTTGTATAAATTTATCAATTGTCAAATAGTTATATTCATTTGTTGATTGAACTAAATTCTCATTGAAGTTAATAAGTGTAGGTGTGACACCATAACCCTTTGCCACCAATTCTTGTGCTATTTGAGTTGTTGCTTGATAAAACAATGCGTGGTCTGTTCTGTTGTTGGTTAGAAATATATTAAAACTTGGTGCGTCATTAAAGAATAAGTTTGGTAATGGAACTTGTATTTGTGGCATATTTAAACCCTTATACAAGTTATTGATAACAGAGTAAATAGTAGAATGGTCAGTATAGTGCTGTTGTTGAAAGTCATTTAGTATATTAATAGTTTTATTTTCAGGGAATTTACTTTGTATATCTGGTAAACCTGTTATAGTAATATAACTAACAGGTGTTGTTTGATTACTCATACTACAGACCTTCCTAAATGTGCTCTTATATAAGTTTGGACTATATCAAATGAAGCATTACTGTTATCTGTTATATCAAAGCTAAACGCATTACCACTTACATTTAAGTAGAATATAGGTAAATAAGATGTAGGAATTGCAGTATTAATATTTATTAACAATGGTATATTAACACCGTTTTGTGGTAGTATATAAAGAGGTGAGGTAGAGGTTGAAGCCGCGATAGCTAAATTGCTTATATAGTTTAAGCTGTTCATATTTGTTCCAGATTGGCTTGGAGATGTTCCTGTAAGAGATTGTAAGTTTACTGTTAAAGACATATTAGGTGTTCCACTGTAGGGTATAACATTAAAGCTTGTATTTCTTACTGTCTTGTATAAGAATGGGTAACCAAAATCAAAGTTTTTGGTTCTTATTAAACCTTTAATTTTTGATGTTCCACCGCCTAATTTATATATACTTTTCTGTGCTAATATGTAAATACTGTGATCTGTTATACTTCTTGTTGCATAAACTCCAGTAATATTAAATCCTAAATCTATTTGAAAATACTGCTGTAAGTCTACACAGTAAGCTAATAACAGATTATAGTTTTGTGAGTATAATATGCTGTATTTTTGAATAGGTAAAAGGTAAAAGTTAAGGTTATTAATCTGTGCTAAATCTGCCTGACCTAAAGTCCAACTGAATTTTGTTATATCTATTGAATAATCAATTTTTTGTGATTGACTGCTTATTATCTGATATATACCGTATTCATTTACAAGATATATTGTATTGTTAAAGTTAATAACGCTGTTAGAGTAAATACTACCAGTTGTGTTAAATATCTCTTGTATATACCATAAGCTTGGGTCATTGTTAATTGTAGTTCCTGTAATAGCTATTACTGCGTGGTCTCCTACTACATATATGTTGTTCATATATGCAATAAGCTTTACTATTTGCTGTTTTAAGTTAGGCGATGAAATCATAAATGTTCCACCACCATTTGTGGTTGTGAAATCTGTATAGCTTGTAGGTGCTGAATACTGTATATTTCTACCGCCACCAATAAACACTCTACCTTGATAAACTATTATTGTATTACCTTTTATACCTGAATTTATCAGAGTCAAACCACTACTTGGAGAATATGAAAAATATCCCTTTATATTATCAATAATTAAAAAAACCTGATTTTGCCAGTTGGTTATTTGAATATAACTTGCAACTGTGCTGAATGTATTTGCAGTAGCAACCTGTGTGTAAGTTCCACCAGTAATAGTTCCAGCACTACCGTCATCAAGTATAACAAACATTACAAGGCTACCGTTTAAAATATCATTAACCATTACAATTGGATTATATGGAAGAGTAGCTACAAGTGATGGTGGTTGTAGTTTTCTAACTGTGCCGTTGCCTATTGGTAAAAAATTATATATATCTTGGACAGCATTATCAGGTATTAAATCTGGTGGTTGTGTATTGTTAATACCAGAGTATCCTTGAATTGTTATCGTAAGACCCTTCATTGGGTCTTTTTTGTTCATCTGTATATTAGATACTTTTGGCTGTCCTTGTTGTGTCATTACCACCTACCTATATGATTGCCTTCAGCTTGCTTTTGTGCCATTTGTTCGTATAGTTGACCCAACTGTGCATTACCGTCTGCAATAGCAGTGTAAGATGAAGCAAGAAAACCTACTGTTTGATAAAATGCTTGCGGTATATCATTGTCAACGTCAGTTTGATATATTAACGCAGTTGGTTGATAAGTGTAATATATTTCAAGTGGATAGTTGCTTGATGGCGTTGGGTATACTCTTAAAGAATGTGATATTATCCAATATGTGGTAGGATACTGCTGATAATCCCAATTGTAATTACCTATACTACCCTTTTGTAATGGATATTTAAATGTTCCTATCCAAAGCCATATTGATATTATACCTGTCAATACTTGATTACCAAATATACTGCTTAATGGATATGTATTTGTCCCTTGTGTTAAATTAAATGTTGTATATGTTTTAGTGCAACCATTCCACAAAGCTACTTGGTTTCGTGCATCGTTAACTGCATTAATAACAGTAGCTTGTGGAATGGCTGAATATGTTGGTATTTTACTACTAACAAACGTTAAATAATCATTTAGGGTTGCCATTTATCGATTTTCCCTTTTGTGTTTCGGGTTGTAGCATATTAATTATTTCATCGTGGCTATCAGATATAAGCCACTTGCTATCTGGTTCATTAAACTCAAGCCAGCTGTCGTCTTTTATTTCAACACCTGCCAATGCCCATCTTTGCTTGATAATGTCTACAAGTCTTTGTGCTTCTTTTTCTGCATCTTTTGGGTCATTGTTGTATATATCTACATTATAACCAAAAAATGCTTTTGCTATTTCATCTTCTATTTCATTCATTTTTGGTTGTAGTTTGTAATATTTAGAACCCC